GTTGTCATCATAGTACCACTGAAAATTACCAACAACATTTGAATATTGTCCATCTAAAAAACTTTTAACATCACTTGGGTAATCTCCTTGGAAAGTACCGTGTGATGGAATTGGTTGCGCAGAACCATCCGTTGGGTATACATACGCCGGTGCAACATAAAATGTACCGGTAGAAACATTTTGTATTCCAAACAGTGAGACATTTTTCAAACGTGGATTAAGTGGACATGTTCCATTACTATCGGGGGTCATGTCCCAGTCAACTCCGTACCCTGTGTTACATTTTGAACATGTTACTGTACATGGTTTGTCTGAACAATTTTTTACGCACTCTGTTTTTGTAATGTAAACTATAGCCAAAATTCCTGCAATTGCCAAAAATACTATTAAAAATATTACCAAATATTTCATTATTATTTACCTTTTATTTTATTTTGAACGAAGAGTAAAACTACACCGGAACAAAAACCACGACGTTGTTCGCAAACCAACCCATGTGGTACCCATTCATCATGTAGTCGCGCATGTGTCTGGTATGGTCAAGGTCAACAACCCAACCTAATCCGTGAAAACGGCGTATCCAGTCTAGCTTGGGACGGCAATTGATGTGTCCAACACCTTCTTGACCAGGCATGGCAGCTGAAAAGATAATTTTGTCACACAACTTTGTCAGGTTTGTGAGAACCGCTAGCCATGAATCGTCGTCAATGTGCTCGAGAACCTCAAGGCACAGTCCAAGAGTTCCCTCCTTTTTATCGAGCAAAATAGGCTGTGTGAGGTCGCATTGGACTATGTTCTTGCACACCGCATTTTTCACTGCATCCTCGGCAAATTCAAACCCTATCGACTCTACATGTTGAATGAGCTCCCTTACATAAATTCCAGACGAACACCCAAAGTCTATAAACTTTTTTGGGAGGCAAAAATTCTTTATGTACTCACCGAGTCGCACAGCCTGAGGGTACTCCTCGTTTTCGATGGAAATGTGAAACTCCTTGTCGTACATTTGTAGTAACAACACATCGAACTTTTAACTATATAAAAAGTTGTCGTGTCCTAAATAACAACTCTCTCTTACGAACTAAATATAATAATATGTATTTAATATAATGAAAATTATTGTTATAGGAGCTGGAATAGCTGGTTTAACAGTCGCACACGAACTTGTCGAAAAGGGGTTCGAAGTGGAAGTATATGAAAAGGGTGACGTGGCAGGGGGGATGGCTCGAAGCACAAGAACATCCAAAGATGTTCCAAGCGAACATTCATGGAGAGGATATGCTCCATTTTACTTTAACGCATTTGAAATAATGAGTCGTATACCAATTCGTAAGAAACTTTCCGACTATGAAAAGATTGAGAGAGACATTATTACATTCAGAGGTGAAAAGTATGACCTTACTGATTTTATCCCAAAGCATCCTGGGGGAACCATCATTAAAAAAAGTTTGTCAACAAGTGACCCTCTTGAAAAAGTCTGGAAAGACAATAAGGTTGATTGGCATATGAAAAACCCATACGTACTTTCCATTCTTGAAAAATATAAAGTGGGTAATAATGTTCCACCAGACGTTCGAGATAATCTTGCAAAGTCTGGAATTGATTTTAAATTACTTACAAATAAAAGAGATGGAGACACAACTGTGAGTTTAATAGATTATCCATATCTCTCATATCTTTTTGTTAAATACGCGATAGTGCACAAACGCCGAAACAATGAGACGAAATTAATAGACGTCGTATGGCCCCTGCAAGAAACCTCAAAGGAGTACCTGCTAGACTATGTAAGTGGACCGGGATATGGGTTTGATAAGAATACTATTTCAACCAATCACTACTTTTGCTTTGTGTTTCAGCAGTTTTACACTGGCAATGGGTCTTGGCAAGTCATGAATCAGCCTACCAGCGAAGCCTGGATAGACCCATGGGTTGAATATCTAATGTCAAAAGGTGTCAAGTTTCACTTTAATTCTGAACTTACATCTTTGACGCCTGATGGAGCAGTTATAAATGGCGAACTTGTTAAAGGTGATGAGTATGTTTCGGCAATACCGCCAGTGATAGAGAAGCCGAATAATCAGATTAGTTTTAGGCTTGGTTTTAATAAAAAGATTTCATTTGAAACTCATAATATAGCATTTGTTCTTCTTGACAGTGAATACAATATAACTTTTTATCCACAAGACGAACACTGGAGCAGAGACGTGAATCTTGGTCGGGTCGTGTCACTGTGGAGTGGTACAATTATAAATGGTAAAAATGCGGTAAAACTTAAACCTAATGAACTCATACAGGAGATAAAGAGGCAGGTTTTACAGAGCAAGTATATAAAAAATTTTATAACAGAGTCTGACATTATCTATTCTGAAATATTTGAAGATTGGCACTGGGACTATAAACTCAAAAGACTTGTAAGTAAAAATCCAAAATGGGTCAACCATGTGAATGAGTTTCGCCCGCTCAACATGACAGAATACCCAAACATATGGAACGCGGGAGCACACACAAAAACAACAATAGATGTATGGTCAATGGAAGGAGCAGTTGAAAGCGGAAAGCTTGCAAGTAATCTTATTCTTGAAAAATATAATCTGAAAAAATGTCTCGTAATGAGTCACGCCATAAACATTGGAAAAATAGATGACCCTTTTTATGACCTGGGTCTGCCTCATATTATCGATTGTTTTTTTATAACTCTGGTTCTATTCATACTTTTCAAAACAGTAAAAAAAATTTCTTTTAAGATTACATAATGGATACTTTTACTCTATTTTTCTGGATATTCACAATTATATTTATTTTATTATCATCATATTTACTCTGTTGTACCAAGAGAAGTAATTTGTTTTATGCACAGATTGCATCTGGTCTAGGTATATTTGCAATGAGTAAGATTGGTCGTACATTTTTAGGGTTTTCGCAAATATAAATTCTTTACAGACTATAAATGGACGACGAAAACAAAAAAGATTTTCCACTTTGGTTTACAATTCCAATGCTTTTACTTTTATTATTGGCAATTATTGCCGCTTTTATGGGCTTGGCACGCCCAGGCAATTACAGGCGGCATTAAAATATTTTTACGTGACCGGTGCGATACTTTTCTCTCTTAGCTCGCAAGATTTCTTTTCGTGACAATTCTGAAAAAGTTGTAGGAGTGTTTTTTGAAATCCTTTTAGTAGGTCTGTACACTGATGATTTGCTGGTGTACCCATAGTGACCCGTGTCAGACTTCCAGTTTTCTTTGAACCAGCGAGCTAGAGGTCCCTTTTTCTTACCTATGTACGTTCCTCCGAGTTCCTTGTATTTTTTGACAAGGAGACCACTCCTGTACGCAGAATGTTCTGGATATTTTTTGTAAATAAAGCGCTTGACTCTATCGTACAGTTTACTATTTTTTGGAATCGACATTTATAATACAGTAATGTTTTTACTCGTAATCCCTAATTGCAAGACCCACTGGGAAACGAGGGAGACCGCAATCTGTGAGGTTCTGGAATTGAACTGTGAGTTTTTTACCAAAATTGGTCACATGTGAATTAGTTTCATTAACACTTTTTACAATATTTAAGAACATTTATAAGTTATTTTATTTTACATAATATTACATCCACCACCTGCTTGATTTGGTCCATCACAACTACTTGCTGTGTTTCCACTACATTTCTTATTAATAGCAACCTTGTTACTAACGGATGATGTGTTTGATGATTCATTAACACTTTTTACAATATTTGAGAACATTTTATAATATCAACGGATATTTTATTTTACATAATATCGCATCCACCACCTGCTTGATTGTAGCCTTGTTGTTACTAAATGGTGTAGCGGTTGATGATTCATTAACACTTTTTACGATATTTGAGAACAGATATTTTATTTTACATAATGTCTAAAAATCTCTATTCACAAAATGATTACTTTAGAAGAGAACAACAAGAGAAAAAAAGGTTATTCATAATCACGAATTGCAAGTCCCACTGGAAAACGAGGTAGTCCGCCATCAGTGAGGTTCTGAAACTGAACAGTAAGCTTTTTTCCTATGTACCTTTTACACTGTTGGAACCATTCCGTTCTTTGCTCTCGTGTACCCTTGGGGCGGACGCTGAATGAACCCTTGGGACTCCTGCACTCCCAAATAACAGTCCCAGCATCAGGACCCTTTCCTTCTGATGCTCCGATTATTTGGTATTCTTCAGTCTGAAAAGCCTTGTATTTCAAGAGGTGACTGCTCCGCTGGTTAAGAGTGTAAACACCTCTACGATCACGAATCATAATACCTTCGTGTCCCTCAGCTGCAAACTTGTCGTGCCATTTTTGTACATCAGACTTTTTAGAAACTTCATATGTAGGGACGAGGTTGACAACCTTGTCAAAACGAAAAAGTTCACGAGTTCTTTCATCAAATGTGAGGTTTAGAATATGTATATTAATATAATCAAAAACATGATATTTAATTTTGGAAATATTGTGAGAAGTATTCTTTTTTGCTCCGCAGACTCCAGTAATTTCTTGAAATGTCAATTCGTCTGAAAATAATTCACCATCAAGAAATTCACCTTCGTGTAAAAGAGGTGCAACAACTTCTTCAATGTGAGACATCTTGAAAACTTTTCCAGTTCGGCTCAATGTAAGTACTTTTCCTTGGTGTCTTCCAATAATCATTCTTACACCATCGAGTTTGGGCTGAACATAAAAAGGTTCTGAAATGTTGTGAGAACGATCCTCCCATTTGTTAGCAAGCATAGGGAGTATAACAATTGCATCTTCTAGAGACTCCTTGTTAGGTGTAAATCCAGCTTCAATTTGTTTTTTATAAATACTCTGAGCCTCTAGGTTAGCCTGCTCAAGTTTTGTAGTCTCATTTGAACGACCAATATTTTTACCACTAGTAATCTCAGTTGAAGTAATAGTTTCTTTTCCATTAATTTGACCATATCTTCTTGTAATGAAGACGCCTTTTGGTTCATCTTCTACAGATATTTTCCAGTATCTCACCTTGTCACTTTTGTCTTTTGAATAAAGGGTCTCCATATTTATAATTTTGTAACTAAAATCTTTAGGTAAAGTATGAAGATAGTTACATACGCAACTCATTCAGATGGAACATTTGAAAAACTTGTTCACAGTGGATATCATATAGAAGTGCTTGGATGGGGTAAACCTTGGAATGGGTTTATGGATAAATTTGAAGGAATGGTAAAATATCTTGAAACACAAAAGGATAATGAACTTGTTATATTTGTGGACGGATTTGATTCTAAAATTAATAAAAATTTAGAAAATATCGAACAAGTATTTAATTCTCTAAATTGTAAAATTCTAATTTCACATGAGAATAAAAGTGGATTATCAAACTTTTTACCTGGTTTTGTTCACAAGTATATTACATATAAAGTATTTGGAACTTGTAAAGATGGTCAAACTGCAAATACTGGATTATATATGGGTAGAGTCAAGGAACTAAAATTAGTGTTGAAAAGTTTAATATCATTAGACTTTGATGATGATCAGCGGTCTTTTAATAGTGTATGTTCAAAATTTCCATTTATAAAAGTTGATACAGAAAATATAATATTTGAAAACTGTTCTCATGAGAATGATATTTCAAATGCATACTTTGTACAACTTCCAGCTACACTAAGCGTCACTAGAGCATTTCGTTCAATTTTTGAATATTCAAAATATTTTATACTTGAAATATTTTTGATACTATTTATTATTTTCGTGTCCATCTACCAAATGTTTTAGTCTTGTAATATGAATGATACGCCTTTACTGGATCGACTTGATGATGTTCTTTGGGCATACATTGTGGAATGGCAAATTTCCCATAATAGGCAGTCGGACTCCAAGTAAACGTAAACTTTGGCGGGACATTCCGGGACAACCACAATACATGCTTTGTACACGCGTGACACTTTCCAAACCGACGGTTGTATTCAAGTGCCAGTGTCATACCAAGCCGAACAGTAAACATATATGTGGATCGCGATGAGCGAACCCACATACACATAGGGTGATTTGGATGTGCAATTTTGTACCCCTTGGAACCATTCTTTGCTCGTGGTGGATTCCAGTTTTCAGGAATTCCGGAAATGTGCCACGCAGTGTACAACATTTGAACAATTTCAAGAAGAATTTTTATAACATGTTGATCACAGTACAACTTGGCACATTCATTCACATCGAGAGATAGAAAGAATATATTCATTTTGACAGGGTTTTAGACCCCCGATTACCTTTAGTTGTTTTTTATCGTGGGTAAATTTGAGACACAAAAATATTTGTAAAAAGTAATGAATGCTCCTCCACCTGTTATAGATTATGAACGTATGAAGCGCGTGTACCCTCAAGTTGTTGGAAAAGAAGGCTACAACTTTTACACGTACTTGTGTATATTATTTATAGTTGTGGGTCTCTTAGTTCTCATTAAACGTTTTAGAGACAAACAAGCTAAGAACTAACATCTTTCAAATCATAAAAGTTTTCATTTCCGTAAATTATGTATGAAAATGCTTTTTCAATTGGTTTAGCGGCTGAACTTTTGAACAAGTCACTCACTATGGGAACTTGACAACTCATGTGCTTTTGAACAGATGTAAAAACCTCTAATGAATTGTTGTCATTATCCAACTTTTTGTTGTAATCTTGAAAAAATCCAATAGTTTTTATATCATCCTTGTGAGTCAACTTCATCTGGATTCTTTTATTGTTTGGTTTTTCATTCATAGAACCAGCATGTATCAGCCCGGCACTAAAGAGAATCGCGTTTCCGGGACTGCAACGAATACTTTTTGTTTCATCAGTGAGGTACACTCCAAGTTGTGATTGATCACTTTTTGGAATAACATCGAGACACCGCTCCATATCTTCCAAATAAAAGATGATTGTGTATGATGGGTATTTTTGACCTGAATTGTATTGTTGGGCATTAAGATCTCTGTGACACGTGTGAATCCTAGACTTTTCAATCATTAAAACATAATCCTGGAAAACATATGAAGGTCCCAAAAGTGTCTGAACTTGTTTGATAACAACTGGATGTTCGTGTAAAAATTTTTTAATCTGTTTTGTATTATTAGCATCCCATAAACTCCTAATATATATAACATCACTATCAGATAAACAATCAAGAACCTGGAATCCATGTCGGTGCAACATAGAACTATTCTTTGTAAAATCATTTTTAACAAACCTGAACACAACACTGACAATAATAAATAATAACAAGAACCACACCCATGTCTTCATTACTCTTTACCAAGAAGTTTCTTGATATTCTGAAGAACTCTTGGTTTAATTTTATTTGTTAGTGTAATGTGGTTCATCATATCAATATCAGCCGTTTCAAACCCATATGTTTTCATTATTTCGAGAGCCTTTGATTGATTATGTTTACAGTACTGAGAAATAACCATAAGGGAATCAATATCCATTTTTGCTGGAATTTTTCTATTTGTCAACGACTGATATCTTCTATATCTCATTTTGAAATTATTAAATTTTGTCCACGCGCTGCCAGGTCTCATAGTTTCTTTCTCTAGTGAGTGATTAATTAAAATAGCTGGAATAACAACAGCAATTAGACTAAATATACTTGTATGAGAGTATCCATTGTACAAATCAACATCTTTTATATCAGCTAATGACATACATTCGGTTATTATTTCAATATTTTCAACATTACTATCAAGATAATTTTCATGTATTATACCCCAGCTGTACCCATGTTCTGCAATTGTTTCACCAACATATTCTAAAGGATTCAATTCCCCATCTTTACAAATCAAGTTGTATACAATATCCTTGGGGCTCATAAATAAATCTCTATAATCAGAAAAGTTGTCAAGAGAATACAAAAAGTTTCTAATATTTCCATTTGATTCTTCAGCCAATTCCTGAATAGTTTCTCTTTTCAAAGTTGGAACCTTTTTCAATCCTATTGAAACTATTTCTTCAATAGAAAGTGGTTCAATTTTCATACAATTGAAATTTTCTACAATTTTATTTGAAACTATTATTGTTGAACCAAGTGATAGTGGTTCTGTAATTTCCAAATCATCTACAAGAACATGAATTTGAGTATTCTTAATTCTTTCTAGAAAAGAACCTTTTAACAACTCACTTGTCATCTCAATATAATTTGTACCATTCAAAACATGTTCAAGTAAAAAAGTTTTACCGACACCGAGTTCTCCATACACACAAAATGAAGAATTTGAATCAAGTAGATTTTGTATGTTTTTAATATATGAGTCTCTCCCAATTATTTCTTCATTTATTTTTTGTCTAATAAAAGTAACATAACGATCCATGGATCACCTTACTAATGAAGCAATAGATATGATTTTTGAAAATGACGCACTAAGAGACCGTGTTATAAAACCAATGAAGAAAAAGGCGTATCCTTACTTATTAACTGGTATCATTTTTAATTTAATTTTATTACTTCTTCTTATTTACATAATTTATAAAATTCAAAGTATAAATAAACACTTTGATATATAATATAGTAATGACATGCTAACTAGAAAACCTTCATTTATTTGTATACCAATGGATATAACCGAGAGTGATATCAAAAGAATTAAAATTTCAAGAACATATTTTCAAATTATTTTACATTATTTGTATTATATTTTCAAAAAATTTTTAAATTATAAAAAACAATTATTAGAAGATTTTGTATTATATGATAATGGAATAAAAATAAAAAAATCTTTTATTCCATATGAATATGTTATTTCATTTAATAGTACAAGTTTAATCTTGTTAGCTAAACAAGAAGGTGAGGATATTATACCAGCAGACTCTATTATAAAAATTAAATTTTACAATGATATTGATACAAATATTATAAAAAATAATTTATATTATCATTTGAAATACAATAACATAAATATGGAAATTTTTAAATTTAAAACTATTAAAATTAATTTCTAATTTTCGACTCTAATCTCAATATCTTCATCATCTAACATACTCACATCTGCAGGATGAGACTGAATCAATGATCTATTTGTAACAAGATTTTGTCTTCCAAGATCACCCAATTCTTTTATAACAGCTTGACGTGAAGGCTGATATCTAGCAGTACGTTGAATAGAATTATTCGTTTCTATACGCAATTGTTCGGTTCTTTGTTTCACGCGTTCCTCTTCCTTTTCATTGTCAAACAAATCAATGGGACTAACATTTGTCAATTCTGGTTTTGAAAAAATATTACTTGTAGGTGGATACTGTTTTTCAAATTTAACAATAATTTCCTTTGGAACGGGTGGAGACTGTTCTATGAGACGATCGTACTCAGCTCTACATATTTCCACCATGTTTTCACCGTGTTGCGCTCGATCCAATCTAGGAAGTGCCAATTCGAGACGAATTTTACGCGCCAACTTTCCATATTGAATACTCGTAACACGATGACTCTCCATCAACTCGGTCACCTTGAGAAATTGTGCCACTGTTGTCATTATAGCGGCAAACAAATTGAATGCTCCTATTATTGATGGAACATATTGAACCCATGATTGTGGAAAAGTTTTTTGGGCAAAGTTAGCAGTGCCAGTTACCGTGCTTATTATAATAACTGGCAAAGTAAAACCCATACTCCACACTTTATTTACTTGATAAGCTTTGAAATGCATAAGACGATAACATGAAGAAGATTCACCCCATTCTTTCAAAATCTTTTCATGTTGATCATGCCAAATACGAGGTGTCTTTTTTTTCTTGTTTTGCTGATCATCAGCCATATAATACACAACTAAAAAAAACGCGTCTAAAACATACTTAGGAAAAAAAGAAACTATTAATAAAAGAGCAATTCAAGATGCCCGAATACGATCCACCGAATGCATTTTACACTCAGATTGATCTTCCCAGATACATCAAGCCCGAAATTTTTATTGGCAAGGAGGGGTGTCATCTCAAACGCATGACGGAGCTTTCCAAATGTGATTATCTTTGGTACGATTTTGAAAGAGGTGTAATAGAGGTGTGGGGCAAGGAGCATCGTCTACCAAAGGCGCTCCGAATGTTAAAAAAACGTATAGATTCATTCAGTCCTCCTCCGAATGACAGGAATACTCCAAGTGAGTTTTACCAAGCAAGTATTGATATTCAGAATCGTATAAAAGTTGTTTCATGGGAACAGTATCCAAGATTTATCTATTATGAAATTACCGGGGCTGAACCATATGTCATGAAGTTTTACTTTGAAAATATACTGGCGCAGTACCCTAATAATCCATATTTTACAGCTATAGAAAGTAAACAACAGACAGACAGTGGCATTAAAATGATAGTTAAACGTTCTAGTACCAGTGATTAAAATACAATGTGTGGAAGACTTGAAATTATTATTGGAGGAATGTTTTCAGGGAAATCGTCCGAGTTGATTCGTAGATTGAAACGTCACCAAGTGATTGGTGATAAGGTACTAGTCATAAACTCAAAAAAAGATACTAGAAATAGGGAGAGTGTTGTACAAACTCATGATAGAGAGACTTTTGAGTGTATCAAA